CCAGATGGCATCGCCAGTGAAAGGACTACCTGTGTCTGTAAAGAGAGCTGGCTTCTGTGTGAAGACTTCTCCAGCGCGTGTCTTACCTGAAGCTCTTAACTTGAAATTAATTAAGACTTCACCCGTGTCATCATCAAGAGAGTAGGGCAGGTCAGCTTGTTTAATTTTCTTAGGTTTCCTAGCATCTGCTGCAGCACTCTTAGCTTCATCAGCTACCGCTTTATTATAAGAAGCTTCAGCCATGTCTGCTAAGAACTGCTCGATGCTACCTTTCGTTTCGCCTTTAGTTGTCGAGATCTCACCAGAAGGTGCAAGGCGTAGTGTTACTTTGAAGGCTCCCTCAGGATCAAACTTAGTGTCGGGTTCTGTTAGGTACGGATACACTGCAATACCTGCTGGTGTTACATATCGTGTCGCTCGTTTACGTTGTGCCATGTTGTTTTTCTCACAGTTGTCGTGTTTAAGTCTACAGTGCGTAGCGCTCTTGTAATGCGGATACGTCATATCCAAGGTCTAGCAAACCTGCAGTCATATCCACAGGTAGTGGTTCCCCGTTTCTCCAAATGCTAATAGCAGCTTGAAGCATGGGTTCTATTGTTGAGTTGATTGTCATGTTGCTTTCCTATTTTGTTTTGAGTGTCCAATACTGTGGGGTATTAGCTAAAGCCATATTCCTACTGGCTCTAGCCTTACCCATGCAGTACAAGGTTAATCCCGATAGTGGATAGTACTACGCAAAGAAATAGTCTGATTCTAAGACCATGTTCAAATCCAAAGTGCCAGTTGCTGGCAAAGGTTCAAGTAGTACACCTTCAGGGAGCTGTGTCTCTAGCTCTGTTTTGAACTTAGTGAGAACATCTGTCTCATACATCTTAATGAACTCTTCGCGTAAGTAACGTGCAAGATGAGGCACATTACCAGCGTGTGTACCGTAGCTGTCATGTATCAAAGAAAAGGATCTGATACCTTCAAGGTATGCACGGCGCACTGTAGCTCTCATATGACTAGCATCCATCGAGTGTATCCAATTGGGCGATATGCCGTTGGCTTGCTTCGCCCTATCTAACTTAGCTGAAGCTCCTGTTGCGAGTGTTAAATAATGACGCGCACCGTTGAATGTCAGATCAATGCGCTTGGTAATCATTTTTGGATACGCTTGAAGTACCACCAAACCATCAGGCGTTTCCCAGCGCACGGGCAGTTCTTCTTTAGCCGCAACCTTAGCTGCTGCTTGAAACCAATCCATAGCTTGCCTTGCGGCGACTACTACTTCAGCTACACATTCCCAAATTAACTTACCCAGATAGGCAGCTGCTTCCCAGCCCGAGCCTTCCCACGGAAACGCTTCTTTAGCTTTATATTTGAACGGTAATACAGTGTCTTGAAAGACCTGCGTTTTAAAGCCAAATTCTTTAGCACCGTAGGCGAGGGTCATTACAGGACGCTTGCAGACTTTCCTATCAATATCGTGCTGCAGCCACCCCTTTGCTATTAGTCGTACTTTATCTTCAGCATGGAATAAGTCTCCTTGTACTTTGAGCTTTACCTTCTCAGCAACCGTTCTGTAAATATCAGCTGGTAAATCCGAAGGTGTTAAGTTCACAGCTGCACCGCCGACAGGGTCGCGCAACATCCCCGAATAGTTCTGAAGCCCATTACAGCTCCCGTCCATTTGAACAGCGAGTGTTGATACGTAGCCGTAACCTGCCTCTACAAACTTAGACCACTCGATACAGAAAGCTAAGAATTGTAGCGGTTTATCAGCATCAGACCACATCCGATTATCGAATGGGTTTTCAGCACAAGCTATGATTTCAGCTTCTCTTTCTTGAACCCATGCGACACGCTCCTGTAGCCTCGCTTTATCAAAACCGAAGGTGTTCGCACCGTGTATCGCAAGCCAGCCAGCCGCTTCTTCATCTTCAATCGCAACACCGTTCGCGAATAACAGTAACGCTTTAGCTAAATCAGAACCTTGGGGATTTAAAAACATCGGCACAGCATAAGCCCTACCTCTAAAGTCCAATTGATGTGGAAAAAAGATCTGGTCTTCAGGTGCGAATAACTCACCGACATACATACACTTACTGAATTGTAGCCGCAGTGATTTTAACTTTGCATTACCAGAATAATTATCTGTTGCTTGTCTTTTCCAGCTCTTGAATAGTGACATCTGTTCGTCACTCCACTCCTCGCGTGGTTTATCATCGATTAAGAATTGAGGCTTGCTCGGTGCTGGTAAATCTTCAGCAGAGGGTATACCCCCGAGGCTTGAGCCGTTGTCCCAAAGCTCCTGTACAATATCTAATACATCTTTGTTAATAGACCACGCTGTGTGCTGCATAGCGTTAACTGCATCGTAGACTTGCGGCATATCTTGTTCAGCTAAATCTTCTAGATAAGCTTTAGAATATGTCTTGATTAACGTCAAACGTCGAACACGCTGTGTCCAGTACCCACCGCTGTACGGCGAAGTCCATGGGCGAGGCGGTATGATAGTGGGCAAGTACATCGGAGAGAGTGCTTCACATCTATTATTTTCTTCTTCTATCCACTGCATCGTTTCGGCTGTAGCTTCAATGAAGATAGCTTCACGCTTAACATCTACATTACGTGTGACTTCTTCAACCAGACCTGTCGTTGCTACCATTATTTCTAATAACTTAGAGCCAACTAGCAGCTGTTCCCGCGCTGTCCAATCCACAGCTGCTATATCACGCCGCTTCATGTTCAATTTCATCGTCGTACGTTGTCTTCTATACGAAGTCCCGTTAACCCGCTTCTCTCTATCAACTAACCATTTGAACGCACTTGCATCTGCTTGTTCAAAGTTCTTGAATGACAGTTCATCTTCAATTAAACCCGCTATACGCCGAGCGAGAGGCACAAGCTTGTCGCCTTTCGCGATACCATCTAAGACAACCCTCGCTGTGATTAAAGCAGCAGCCTCAGCTTTGACACCTTCCAATAATTTCACAGCTGAATGCTTTCTACCTGCTTTGCCCGACTTAGCTGCATCAATGAACTCACTGATACCAACCGCTATCTTTTCAACACTGTGATTCATGAGGCGGCGCACTGTAGTTGTACCTGTTTCAGAATTCTTATCGCGTGACTTAGAGATGTTAGACCAATGTCTTTCGACACCAAGCCCTCGCATTTTCTCTTCGAGTTCAACTTGCCTGTCAAAGTCAGCTTCCCAGATAGTATCTTCTTCTATCTCTTCGATGATTCGCTCTGTTACTGTTTTGTCGCTGTTGTTGCTCATGGTGTTACCTCTTTAAGATTTATCTTTAAGTTTCATCTTCACCCCAAGACTGTGGGGTAATTAGAAAACTCCTGTGTAAAATGCCACCGAAAGTGACACAACCCGAAGGTGGATGGATTTTAGAATACAGGGGTGGATAACATAGGGCATAAAAAAACCCGAGGGTTAGCTCAGGTTACATGTAGAGGTGGATATATTTATGCGGAGTCTTTTGAATCCCACGTAGATACACCCACCTCTACTAACCCCTTGTTTTCCTTACTACTTTACTATCCATTGCTGTATACCAAAGTGAGCATATGCCACGCTTTTGCCACACTTCTGGGGCAGAGGCAGTAGCTCAAGATACTAATCCTACGCTTCTTCAATCGCTTCTAGCGCACGTATAGCGTTCACTAAATTTGAAGGTTTCAGATGAGCGTATCGCATAGTCATTGTAATATTCTTATGACCTGCTAACTCCTTCACCGAGACAATATCAACACCGCGCTGCACAAGTCGTGAACAAAATGTATGCCTCATGCAATGCGGTACGAATTGTGGGTCAGTCATTAGACCTAGGTGGCTACGTGCGCCGTCCCACAAGTGCCTTATCCTGTCATTGGTATAGTCACCCCAGATTTTAGAGTTAACATTCTCAGCACCCGCTGCTTTCTTCTTAAAGACAGTTAGAGCACGTGTAGTGAGCGGAATATATGACCAGCTCTTTGTTTTTGAGCGGTGGACTTCTAGAACACCGTCTTTATTTAGGTTTTTAACTTTCAATGCCAAGCTCTCGCCAAGCCGTAGGCCTGTATCTATCATGAAAGCGCAGAAGTCCGCCATTTCTGGCTTACCGATGAACTTATAATAAGCAAAGAGTTCAGCTTCTTCACCGCCCGTGATATATCGCACTCTGTGGTTAGGCTCTCGCTTCCTCTCTATCTTTGGTTTTCTATCGATGTATCCACGGTCGTATGCAAAAGAAAGCATCTTAGAGATAGCTGATAATCGTCTGTTGATAGTAGCAGGGGCGAGACCTTCGGCTTCAAAAGCATATATCATGTCATCTAGTCGCTGTGCGGTTACTTCCGAAGGTGGAAGGTTACTGCCAAGCTTTTGGAGACATTTTGCAGCATTAATACACGCTGCTTCACCACCACCAGTCCCTGTCCAGTACTTACGCTCAGTTAGCTCAAAGAGAGCTTGCAGAGTGGCAGGATGGCCTTTGACAGCTGTGACACCCTCTATTATACTTTCGCCTCGCTTGAGAGCTTCCTTCGTTTTGGACTCCCAAGTAGTGGCTTCAAGGTGTGTGCCAAAGCTTTTGCGATGGCGCTGGTTTTGGAAGTTAACAGTAGCTTGGAACTTTGTACCACGTGATGTGATTGGCATTATTATTCTCCTATGCTCGAGTGATGGAATTGGTAGACATGAGGGATTCAAAATCCCTTGCCGCAAGGCGTGAGAGTTCGAGTCTCTCCTCGAGTACCAACATTAAGTTAAGCTTCATCGATAAACAGCTGCAGCGCTTTAGCTACTTGTTTACCTTTGGGCGTTAAGGTAACTATCTTGCGTCTCCGTTCCGTTGGGTCTTCGCTCGCTTTAACAAGACCTAACCCCGGTTTGTTCAAGCGGTTGAATTTTGAAAGTGCTGCGACATTACGAGAACAGCTCGATTGTCCCAACCCTGTAATTTCACCTATTTTTGCCATGTTTATTCCATTTTCATGAGCAATAGTTAAGAAGACAGCCGCTGTCTGCATTTGAAGACAAGGGTCGAGCTTTCTGAACTCTTCTGTAATACGCATTATACGTAGGTAGGCTTTATCCGTGAGCGTACTCATTTTTTACTCCTATTTTCTAAGCATCTCGTCATGTAACACATCGTTAGTGATGACAAAATGTAAACGCTGGAACAGCCAGCACTCTGAATTTATACTGTCTAGTTTATAACATTCTAACAATTTGTGAAAAGTCTTGTAGTTACCGAGTTCTACAAAGACACTATACTTATATACTTTGAAAGAGAAAGTCATCTACAACTCGCCCTGTTTTGTGTGTTTTTTCATCTTTTCTTCCTTGTATTGTGGCTCGGGTTGGGTAGTATAAGCCCTATTGAATATCAGGGTCAATAACTATCCACCAGAGCTTCTTTTGCTGGTCAACACCAGTCTAACTTTACGAATAGTACAAGACCAAAACGGCTAGAAGTACTATCTGCAATACATCCATCTTGTCTTGAGAGTTCACGCAATATAGCCCTTTTTTAGGAGGCTTTTAGTATCCACTCTCGCGACTATATCTGAGAAACCCGCAGCGATCAACCTATTGTAGTGCTTTGTTTTCCTAAGCATCTCGGGCGTTAACTCGAGTTGTTTTTGAGCTTTCATATGACGCTTCATTTAGTAACCCCCTGTTAACTCAAAGAAGCTCATTGTGCCGACAGCCGTGAACAGCGCGAAGACGACAAGCATCATTATGACGTTCTGAAGGCGTGAAGGTGGCCTGTTGTTATCGTAGTTATTCATGTTATAAACCTCTGCTAGTTGTATCTGACAACATTGTCACTCGTGAAGCCTCGTGAGAAGCTCCACTGATCACAAAGCTGCTAGTACTCAAAGCCAACGAAAACGACAGTTGTGCCTTTGAGTTCCAACTCTCTGCTGATGTCTGACTCATCACCGCAGCAATAGCGCTTGATTGATCTGTCATAGCTGCCCCGTGTGTAGACCTTCGCGGCCGTCTCTGAGCGCTTGAAAAAGACACCTAGGGCTAGATCTTTAAGGTAATAACATTCGTTGTTCGCGGTTACTTTTAATGACATTTTTATAGATCCTTTAGTGAACATGTGAAGGTGTTACCGTTTCGCGTCACGGTGTTGAAATGTGCAGATAGGACGGCTTCGTAGTCCTTAGCTTTTGCGTTGCGTTGGTAACCTCTTGAGGTCTCTTTACCTACGCCTGAGCGGTCACCTTCGTAGACTGAGACGTGGACATCAGCACCAGACAGGGCGGCAATGTTATGAAGCACAAGCACAACACCGTCGAGAAGCTCGTGAGAGTGCAGAACATTCAAGACATTAGCGCACAGGACAACCTCGGCAAGCTCGCAGTAATCAATGGAGTGGTCGTTCCATTCTTTTGAGAAGTGAAAAGGGTCGAAGCGGATAACGTCATAAGCTCCCCGCGAGAGAAGCGCGTCTCGGCCTTTGGTGTACTTTCCGCAGCCGTAATCGAAAACTGTCAGGCCTTGGACTTTCACTGTTCTGTGAAGCGCTGGGCATTGGTTTTGAGATGTCGCTGCTGATGTTATTTCTTGTATCATTTTGTTTTCCTTTTGGGTGGTTGTGGGTGGTTAACTCGTGAAGCCTCTCGAGGTGAAAAGCTCCACTGGTTAACTTTCCAGATGTGGGTAGGACTAGGCCGCAAGAAGAGCCTTAGAACCTGCATTAACGACACCTTTTGAGCCGTGGACATTGATAACAATTGTCCCTGAGTTTTTACCAGATGAACCTTTGCAAGCTCCACAAGCTTGGCAAGAGAGACCGACGGTAGTAGCAGGACAAACAACCTCTTTAGGCATGATAGGCATGTCTTCTGTTTTTACTCTGAA